TTACATGTTGAGACTTGAAATAACTGTAAAGTAAATCATAATAATGATAAAAGCAATAGCTCCGATAATCAGCGCAACACTACCCCATTTCTTTTTTCTAGCTTCTTCCATTCTTATTTATATTTATTGGGATTAATATAATTTATCGTCAAATGTCTACATCTGGAAAGCTATGAACATACTATATCAACATATTATTGTTTACTTCTTCATCGTTACAAAGTTAGCATTTTCTATGGGAAATCAATCAGCTAAAACAACTTTTTATTCTCTTTAGACTAAATTATGCAACTGTAAATAATAACAGGGAACACAATTATCTATCTATTACGACCTTTATATCATGCAAAAGTTGTACATTTGTGCAAGAAATAATTTTGATTGAACACATTATAGATTAAGAAAAAATCAAGAACCTATAAAAATACAAAGATGAAATTGCTTAATTTACTATTAGTTGTTTTGCTGTTTGCCTGCAATGATGACTCCACAGACACTCCAGCCTCAAAAGAGCCTACAAACATTGTTGTAGAAATGGAGCCAACCGCTTCCAATATGACAGATGTTTCCGGCACATACACTCTTCAAGCCAATAAAGAATACAGCGTTCGGGAAGACGGAAAATATAAAATATTATTGGTCAAGAACACTTATAAAGACAAGGAAGGAAAAGAGAAGGATATTCTTTCTTATGGCATTTTTGATGTAGCAAAGAAAGAATATATCTATTATACAGAAGGAATTGATGTAGCTAAAAGGCTAGAAAGAGACTGGGAATTCTATGATGATATAAATAATCCGGCTAACACCAACAAACAATTAGTCTGCACTTCCCGCCCGAAAGAAGAATAAATAGAAAACAAAAAACGCAACTACTAACAGATGAAGTAATTGCGTTTTTTTCTGTGACCCCGGTGCAGTCTAAGATATTCAATTAGCACAGATTTTGCAAAATGACATACATTTGATTATCAGCCAATAATAAAAAATAGTATTGGATAAAATCGAATATAGTTGTGCAATCTTGAGATTTCGTTGTGCAAAAATAGTATATTTGCACAACCGTAAAATGATAACTATATGGCAACAATAAAAGCATTTATTCGTTCAGACAAAAAGGATAACTTTGTTAATATACGATTTCGTTTATCCGACGGAAGAAAAATCCAGATGTTTCATACTTCTGAATTTTTAGTGCAACCTTCTATCTGGGACGAAAAGAAAGAACAATATAAAGCCAAAGCCATTATACCAATTCATTGCAAAACTAGAGAAGAATTATATAGAGACATAACTGAACGCAAAAATTTAATTTTGCGCTTATATACAGAATACAAGATAGAAACTAGCGAACAGTTAAATAAATATATAGATGAATATCTCAATCCGGATAAATATGATGTTAAAGAAGCAAATTCAAGCCTTTACAACAGATTTTCCCTATACATAGAACAATCATACAAAGACGGGATATTTGGTGAAGGCAGAAAAAAGCATTATGATGTTTTACTACGGGAAATTAATCGCTTCCTTATTATCAATAAAATAAGTAACATCACTCCGACTGATTTTAATAATGAGAAACTTATTTTATTCCGTGACTTTCTATTTAATGAATATATATTGGTAGAAAAATATAGAGGTCTATATGTGAATATGGATAATCGCAACATCCCAACATCACCAAGAGGTCAAAATACAGTCGCAACTAAACTAAAAAAACTTCAAGCATTCTTCAACGAACTGGAAAGCAACGACGAAATAGCCGTTTCACCATTTAGAAAGCTAGGGAAGCAACGCAAAACGATAATGATGAAAGAACAATATGATGAGCCTATATTTTTGACAAAAAACGAATTTATAAAAATACAAAACACCAATGTCCCTTCTTCTTTACAGGAGACAAAAGATGCTTTTATCCTACAATGTAGCTTAGGGTGCAGAGTTGGAGACTTTCAAGAATTATCATTCGAAAATATTAGCATCGAAGAGAATATACCATACATACATTATCTTCCAAGAAAAACAATAAAAGAGAATGACACTAGAATAGAAATAAAAACTCCATTAATGCGTTTTGCTTTAGAAATTATACAAAAATACAATTTTAATTTCCCGATCCTTCGTTATGTGTCTGGAGAACGTGGATATAATGACAAAATAAAAATATTATTAGAACATTGCGGTATAGAGCGTTTAGCCCCTATTTTTAATGAATCTATCGGAAAGAATGAATATAGACCATTATATAAAATAGCAAGCAGTAAACTTGCCCGAAAAACCCATGTAGATATGATGAATAAAGTTCAAATTGATAAATATGCTGCAGGACTACATTCAAAAAACAGCAATGCTGTCAATAGATATACCAGTTTAAGCATTAAAGATCGTTTTGTTTTAATGTGTGCAGCTTTTGAATGTGCGGAATATAAAGTAGATGAACAACTAAATATCATTTAATATCAAAAAGGCAGCTTATCCGGCTGCCTTCTCTATCTTCTCCCTAAACAATCTCAACTGGTCTACAGTCGGATAAAACGTAGGATTCTCCCAGTTCCTCGAAATCACTGCTATCATCGAATCAAGGTATTTTCCGCAATCGAGAATCTTTGCGCATTTATCAAGCTGAAATTCCCCGGCCGCATTGGTGTATTTGATCTTCTCTACTCCCGTCTCTTTTGACACAGCTACAACAAGCTCTTTATATAAATCTATATTTTTCATGTTGTCAAACATATATAGTTGAAAAACAAAACATCGCAAAATCTGTTGATAAAGCTACGGAAGCCCCTTAACAGTCCCTGCGATGTTAGCCCGTGTATGATTTGGTCGTCTGAAACGGGTGTGGGGCTTTCTTCTATCCCGCCCCTGGATTATTTGTTAACGATTACCGGCCTTCTACTTTACCGGTTCCCGATTAATTTCTGATTATCTCATAATTTTTCCTCCTTTCATTGAACTTTTTTCATTGGAAATTGTTGTATAGCTGAATTTTAAACTTTTCATACCGGGGAGGTCTGTGAAGATATTAGCCGGTTAATTTCTGAATAACTTAAGCATTAACACAATAGATAGTATTACAATTACGCCAACAGCCCAGCCGCCCAGCTCTATTTTCATCTGTTGCCACCGGGTTAGCTGTTTCTCCACCGGATAAGGGATCTGTACGGAATCGGTCAGCATTACCGTATCTGTTTTGTTAATTGTCAGATACCGGTATTTATACCGATACTTCTCCTTGTAGACAGTATCTCCCTTTACAAATAGGAATATACTATCATGCTCATATATGCTGTCAAAACGGATGCTGTCACGTGTCTTGTACTCCGTTTTCACGGTCTCTACCGGAACAGACTTAATGCTCCGGCAGGATGTGAGACATATTGCCAGCATCAATAGAATGATGTAGAGCAAGTTTTTCATAAAACACTATCGCTTGAAGACCACTCCGAACTTGCCAGCAAAGTATTCAGTTCTTCGCCTTCGTATACCGGATAAGGGTAAGAAATAACTGATGTCTCTCCGTCTTCCGAAAGGGTCATAATCATTTTACTTGCAAAAATCTCTTCATAATGCGTTGCTTTCATCAAAGCCTTTTCGCCATTTGCATTTATGAGAGGTACCAGATTTCTTTTATCCAGTTCCTTCTGCGGTACTTCCTTCAAATCGGAAGCCGGGAAAATAATGTACTGTAGCGATCCCATAACTTATACTTGTTAGTTAATATCCTATCCCTGAAAGTTCCTTTTTGACCCAAGAGATGAACTTATCATGCTCCTTCACTTCCGGATCATCCGGATTCTCACGGAATTTCCTAGCCATGGATGCCCCGAAACTGGCTACGTCCATGGCGTTATTGAGCCGGTAGGCTTCCATCTCGGCAGCATTAATCGCTTTGTCTCGATTAACAGGTTTTGAAACCTTTATTGGATAAGCTTCCAACGGATGAACGGTGTTCCCTTCCAGATCCGTGACAACTTCTCCTTCACGATGTCCGATGTACAATGTCACGGAATTACCCTCATCTATGGACACACATTTTCCGCTTCTCCATGTTGTTTTCCCCTGATTGATATCCTCTTCTATTGTAGAAGGAATATTTACGTAATTAATTGTTTTCATATTGTTCAATATATTTTAATTGATAAGTACTGCTTTTAAATATATGACAGCACTGGTTTTCTATTTCTACATCCTCCAAAGGAAGAATGTTTTTCTTACCGAAAGTCTTCTCACATAACAGGATGTATTGAATAATCCCCTGAAAGTTTCCATGAAACTCTCTTGCCAGCATCCTGCCCGTTGGCTCACAGTCCCTATGCCAGACTTGTCGGAAGCCGATAAGATTAAGCGGGGGTTGCACCCCCTTTATTCCGCTTGCAGCGGGACTGCGTCAACTAGTATTCTGGCTTGGACAGACCCGACATAATAGCGATGAGCAACAGAAACAGCGTAAGACGCATACATATGCCGAGCAGAACAAATGCTATGAGTCGCAGTGCCACGAAAACGCGCAGCAATGCGAGCACGTTGATTAAGGGTGATACTCCAGTTATTTTCATCCCATGTATAAAAGCACTCTCCCTGACCGATACCCCCACCTTTGACTGTTTTCCAAGAAGTGTAGGACTGACGGGAGGACGCATAACCGCTACCCAAGTTTATAGCACTACCTATTTTAGGATATTCCTTCTCAAAGTCAAAAATACCAAAATCATTCTTTGTAGCGTTAGTTTCTTTCAGCCACTTGGTCTGGTCAGGTTGCAGGTATAAGTCCACGGGTAAGTTTACGAGAGTTTCCGAATTAGGCTTATTACATGTCCCTACCTGTTCATAACCACCACCCCAGTAAGCGAACACGTCTCCGGACAGGTTCATACCATGACACAATCCCATACGAAGAATTACTTCCAAGTCAAAGTCGGCAGTTTCTCCGGCAGCATTAAATGCGGAAACGGTTTCAGTCATCAGTTTGTATACTTTCACATTCATTTCTCCGTCAGCCAGACCATTGACACCGGTTACATTTTTATACCAGTAAGTACCACCGTAGAACTCAAATTCCGAACCTTCGGAAACTCCGGTTTCAACAGCAAAAGAGGCAGCCATCTGACTTTCCATGCACTGCTCTTTCGGATTCTCCGAATTTAACCAATTGGAGAAATTCGTTTTACCGGCTGCATTATCGTAGCACATATCCGAAGGAGTGAAGTTCCATGTGCCATACTTCCATGTATCCTCTGCGGACAACTTGTACCGTACCCCGCCATTCTCTTTCCATGCAGCTTCGGAAGAACACCCGTCATTGGAAGAAATCCCACTGGAGAACAAGGCTGCTTTATGCAGGTATTTTGTCCCATGCAGAACTTCCATACAAGTAATGAATGTATTTAAAGCATGATATCCACCTTCGGCAAACGGGTATGAAGCGTCCACATCCGCGTTGTTGGCACGGCTCCAGTTCATATCGTTTACCTGTTGCATATCATTTACTCTCGGATAAGTACGTCCGTTGTAGAACATGGAACAAATATTGCTTATCCCTCTGGCGGATTTACAGTTATTGTTGTCCGGCTCATAAACGTAGAAAAAACAACGGGTCTTATTGGCTACCGTACACACCATACTTGGAGAGATTGCTGTGGGAACCAGTGCATAGGGAGTAGTATCTATACCATCCCATGTTGTTGGGGAAGTAAAGACACCTTTCCAGCGTTTACCACTCTTACCGACCACATTGTCCAGCAAGTAGAAGGTGACTCCGTTACCCAAACCGATAGTGTATTTGGTTTCTGTTGTTTCCCACGGACGCAAGATACGGACTTCTGTACCGGTTGAATCGTATAGTTTTTGTGTCATCCCATGTTCATTATAGAACGATTCCGCATCAAAGGCACCTGCATCACAATACTTGGTTGCCTGTGAATTGTCCAGATAAAGTTCTACATCGCATTCCGCACGCATCGCTTCCGTGATACCGACTGTAGGTGCAAATCGACCGTCCTCAAAACGGAGAAGGTTGTTCCGTTTCAATTTGCCTACTGGCTTGGTTGTTTCACGGGTATTGTCAGTCGTGTCTAACAGGTAAAAATCCCATTGAGTAAGTAAACCGGAATTACCGATGGTTTCAACGGAATCGGGATTCAGTGAACCGTTCTCCCATGAACCTATGCAGTAATTGGGAGAGAGAGCGGATAACTCGGAGAAGTTATCGTCTATTGCCTGGGCTAAAGTACCCCATGATTGCTCATTGTCTTTTGCTATGTCGAAAATTTTCTTCATAATATCATTCGTTTTTAATTAATGTTTCATTTGAAATTAAAGTTGAGTTATTCAGCATTGTCAAGTAAGTGGAGATAATCATGTTTATCTTTTGAGGAGACTTAACTACCTTTCCCGTAATCTCGTAAACGCCATTGTCACCGGATATGGATATGTCACTGATAGCATTGCACGATACCTCCATTAGTTTATCAGAAGTATTTGGCAACGTTACAGTGATGGTAACCATGCTATCTACAGAGATATATTCTCCGGGATTAACAGAATAGGAAATTGAAGAATAAGGTAGATTACTCTTCACTATCGGTCTCCATTCAACCATATTAGGATATAGTGTTCCTAACTTATGCTTCTTTAGTTGTCTTTCTATCAAGAACTCGGACATGCTATAAGGGAAGGTCATGAGAGAGTAGATAGCTCCGTTGAAGAAACGGCTATCATTATCCCGAATCGTGCCTAACCACATATCAGTACCATCTTCTGCTGCACCTGCTGTTATAGATTGCCCGCAATAAGAGTATTTAGATAAATAAGATATACTTCTAGTAGAAATAAAATTTAGATCAGAAGTAGCTTGACCAAAACTATAAACACTATTTCCGGCAGTTTCCACAAATGCCCCCGGATTATTTTTTGATGATATAGCTCCAGTATTAGTAAATATTTCTCTATCAGTTACTACCGTATAATCCTTGTAAATCGGCATTCCTGTCACCTTACCGAAGTCATTTACTCCGTCAAGGCATAGACCACCTGCGTGGGAAGGAATCTGGGTGATGGTTATAATCTCATCAGGATTGGTAAAATCCGTAGCACCCAAAAATCCTACATATCCGTTTGTACCCACAAAACTTTGTGGAACTGTTTGTATACCTTCGTCTAATAGTATTCGTGTAAGTACTCCATCTGAATTAATGTATCCATATTGTACTTTCGCTCCTTCTATACTAACTTTAAAACTAGGAATTGTAGACCTTTCAGGGCTTCTATGAACATCTTTATAACAAACAAATCCTATATTTCCTTTGTACTTTACCCTAAGCGAGTTTCTCTCTAATACTCCACTATGTGTCCACCAGTCTTGCAAAAAATCCTCCTCATACTTCCCAATACCAGAATCCCCCTTCCAAGCAATATTGTTCAACTGAATATCCCTACCGTTACCGGAAAAGTCTATCAGCTTGTCGCCAAACTCTGCGTGGTTCTCGTTGGTGATCCCCTGCTTGATGGTATTACACAGTATATCAGGGTTAAGAGTTCTATCCAAGTTGAAGTAGGCGATTACTTGATGAATCCAGTCTACAGGGACGTTTTTTTTATTAAAAACAAAAGTACCATAATACGCATAACTGCTGTCTTCAAGCCCGATGGTTAACTTCGAATCAAAGGTAGTATATTGAACAGCTTGTAGCTTCTCTTTGTCTCCAAGCTCCACGATCTTTTCACCACTACTGCTAGTCCCTGCCATAAAGGTTTGACCAGAATAATCGCTTACTTGGATTCCGCCATCGTCTATGATATTATACTTTCCTGTGCCTGATATGTGGGTTATTAAACTTACCACCGTAATCTCATTACTTCCTCCCAACATCTCCTGTACGGTCTTGGTGGAAGTAATAAGGTCGTCGATTCCGTCGGTGACGAAGGCACCATAGTAAGGACTACCTTTATCTGCGTAGCCACTTCCTTCGGTGTAAGCTGCGTTACTAATTACAAACGGATTGTCAGGGTCTACCAAGTTCTTGACAACAGCCCTGTCCGGATCGTCGTTGCTCTTACCGTAGCAGATGCAGACGGCTTTCAGGGAAGCTAAGACTTCCGGGTCGATGTAAGGACGGTCGGACGAAGCACGAGAAGGCTTACCGATTCGGTTCAATCCGATCCGGTTAAGCCCTATTGTGTTTAATGAGACTCTATTAAGCATCATTCAGCCTCCGTTAAAACCCCACTTGTTACTTCTGTATAACTTTCGATACGAATTACCTTCGGATAAACCAAGGCGTCAAAATCGTAATCGAATATTTTCCCAGAATCACTTTGGATATATCCCGGAAGAAATACAGGGTCAAAACCTCGGCTTTCGGCTGTCCTCTCATCCATTGATTCGGTTTCACTACCAGTTTTCTGATATATTCTGATTTCTGATCCAGAAACACGGTCTAAATGAATGTTGAAATTACTGTTGACAACAATTTCTGATGCATAAAGATCCTGACTCGTTATTTGGGTAAATTGTAAATCTGCCATGATTGTTCCTCCTATTGATTAAAGTTTATAATAAATCCCATCCGGCTTCGATGTCGCCCATAACAGCCGGAACACCGTTCTCGACACGTGAGATGGCGGCAGCAAAAGCGCACATGGTTGCTTTGTCGTTGATGTCCGGAACGTATGTGTTCGGGACTTGCATTTCGCTACATGCACGGCTGATATATCCGGCTGTATTATTCTCGTTCTCCGGTGCCCACCGCTTGATGAAGTCGGCAATCGTCTTACAGCCGTGTCTTTTATGGTAGTTTTGCAAGGTTCGGATAAGGGCACGGTAACCCCATTTCATTTCCGTAAACTGGAAGAACGATTTGTCCTCCTGCTTTTCTCTCAATCCCTGCCATTTATCTTTTGTGATCCGGATGTTGCCCGGATTATTATTTCTCAAACCTCTTGGTAAACTCATGTTTATTTCCTCCTATAATATCAATGTTAATACTCCCAACGCCAGACCTACGCAATCACAGATGATATCCTTAATCGAGAACTCTGCTTTCTTGCAATATTTATCGTACACCTCCTTCAGGACGAAGATCACGACGGTTATAATGATTGCTGACCACAGTGGCGTATATTTCGATAGCCACATTACCAAGTTCTGGCAGACTATAATGTGAGCCATTCCGTCTATTCCGATCTTGGATAGAAGCTTGCTGGCTAAGGCACTGATTTTATTTATCTGATTCATGTATTTCCTCTTTTTCGATTATATCCTTTACATCTTCCTTGTCAACCTTAAACACCTTCTTACCAAACACGCCCAAAGCCCCGATAAGATTGATGTTAATCCCTTTTGGCTTCAGTATATTCCCAACTATCGAGCATCCCTCTATGAAGCATACCAATAAGCAGGAATACACATCTATAGGATATTCATTGTGGCTTGCTACGCTAATCATGCAGACCATGCAGACGAAAGCAAAGTAAGTGACCATCTTTCCCATAGTGGCACGGATCGCACGTGAGAATCTGACCTTCTCGCCCATTAGCATACTTTTCCTGACTCCGAATAGGAGATCGCAGAGGATTACCGCACATGAAACAATCAGCCATGGAATCATATTTTGCAATGATTCGGCAACAAATGCGGTGGCTATTGCGGCAAATCCTCCGGTTGTGGTATATACTATTGCTTCTTTCATAAGATACAAGTTAGATAAACGGTTAACAACGAAATTACCTCTATCCAGAACATCGGCTTTCTCTTTATGAAGTCGGAGATGAAGTTCCCTGTCCTGTGCTTCTTCATGGAAATAGCCATGTAAGCGATGAATCCGGCCCATAACAGTAACCAATACCAGCTATTGCAACCTACCCATATCTGGGAGAAGATCAAAGACATGGCGGCACCGATACTATGAGGAATCTTTTGTTCTGTTCGAAAATTAGGAGACACTCCCAATACAATCATCCCGACAACCGAAAGGAATACAAGAAACCGGCTGTTTTCCGTGCTTGCTTCAAATGCTGCCGGAAGAAGCAATACACCGGAGCCGATCATGCACAAACCGAACCAGAACTTATGCGTCAGGGCATAGTAGGTATCACTGATAGAGTAAGGAATTTCCTTCATCTTCTTTATCATTGCAAAGACGTAACCGGCAATGAGGATGAATGACATTAATACTAGTAGAATCATAGCTTTATCTGTTTATAGTTTATATAATTATTCTTCTTGTGATAGAGCATTGCTGACAGCTATTCGATCAATGACACGAGTAAATAGCTGCGCATACTTTTTTAGAGATTTAGCTTGTTCAGGGGATATATCAACTTCTCCTTTCCGGTATATATCTTGAGCAAGATTAAATTCTCCAAGATCACCTGTATTTTGATAAATCGCATTTCCGAATGCTTTAGATATATCGACGGTACTCTTGTTCCCTTCGAGATCGGTTAATTCTATTTTTCTGAAATCTATTTTCATAATTATTGCATGATACGTAAATTATTTGCCCGGTTTGGATTTATTTTATCAGTATTTATTTCTGCTGTTATGAAAATCTTAAACCTGTATGGCTCAAGAGTGAAAACTGCTGAATCTTGAAACGTTACCATAATTCTTTTTGGATATCCGGATGTATTCATAATAGTTAGCATCTTGCGTTGTGGAGAGTCACAAACATATAGTACATAATTCCCTGTTCCACCTAGAGATATACAATCAATTGGCTGACCTGATTCTGCATATTTATGATATGTAGTGTCTGTTCCATAGTTATATATATGTGCAAAGAAATCACTAGTCGAAGATGATTCAAAAGAGAGATGAGTCATCGTTCGATGTCCAAATTCGCCACGACACCATAGGTCAGAAGTTAGAAAACGATAACTTCTTTCGGTTCCGTCCTCTTCCTTATAAGTACCTTGATGTTGTATATCTCCCTCAAAGTACATTTTCCCCTCACTTGCACTAAAACCTATTGCACATTTTTCTACCTCTTTTTCGTTTTCAATCTCAACTCCTACAAGTCTTTTAAAAGAACCTGTTGCACCTTTAAGATGTGTTACTTCAAGAGTTTCAACATCAATAAACTTTGTCTTTATCTTGCCAGCCTCGATAAATGTCTCTCCGCCTACTGTTATTCCACCGGTTTCAGGTAGGGCTATTTGACCTCCTTTTGTCAATTCAACGGTTGTTACATTATGCTTGATAGCTCCCCCCGTAATCATCCAACCCTCTGTTTTCTCAAGGTTCCCCACGAATATCCCAGAAGTTCCTAATACATCAATCGTCGCATTTTGCGCAAGAAGGACGTTTGTTGCTATGTTCTCGAACTCGCTGAACTCTTCCCACTTTGTTGAGTCAAAAGAGGAAGTAGACGTATGCGTGATCTTACAAAGTTTGTTCTGACCGTCATATATTACTGTATCTATGAATGTCTCATTGTTATAATACTCGGTATTGGCTTTCCATACTCCACGGGGACGGAGCATTGCACCGGGTAACCCTGTATCTCCTTTGTCTCCTTTATCACCTTTGTCACCCTTATCACCTTTAATTTTACTCCACTTATATTTTGAAAATACGGTGCTGTCTGCCTCTGTAAAATCCACATATTGACCGATCCATGCTCCGGGAGTCTCACCGTTGTTAGCTGTGAAGCTACTACCATCGTCAGAATATTTAATATGGAGATAGCTGGTTTGCCCGTTCTCTCCATCTATACCGGGTATACCCTGCTCGCCTCTTTCTCCCTGCGCACCTTCAAATCTAGCCCATGTATATGATGTATATGAAGTCGGAGCCGTAGGGCTTGCAGTAACAGCGGTACCGATATAAGTATTGGGAGTATCTGTCATCGGATCACCGTTAGAGTTTGCCGAGTACTTGACATGAAAATATGAAGAAGTACCCGGAATACCCTGTGAACCGGTAGGCCCCGTTTCTCCCTGTGGTCCGGTAGCTCCTTGAGGACCTTGTTCCCCTTGCTCACCCTTTATCTTAGACCATTTGTAATCAGAGAATACATTACTGTCATTTTTCTCAAAGTCGGTATACTGTCCAATCCATTCCCCTGGAGTTTCCCCATTATTATCTGTAAACGTTTGGCCGTCATTTGAATACTTAATATGCAAGTATGAAGTCTTTCCATCTTCGCCATTAATACCGGGAATCCCTTGCTCACCTGTTGCACCCTGTAATCCTTCAAATCTGGCCCATGTATACTTGGATGGATCATTACTATCCTCCTTAGTAAAGTCTACATAAGTACCGATGAACACATCTGGCGTTTCTGTCATTTGGGAAGCTGTAGGGTTCTGGACGGGAGAATATTTAATATGAAAATATGATGTTAGTCCATTTTCTCCATCTTTGCCGGGTATTCCATCCTGTCCGGCTGGTCCTTGCAAACCTTGTAATCCCTGTGGACCACGCTCTCCCTGCGGTCCTTGAGGACCTTCAGGACCGACTGGACCTTGTGCTCCCTGCTCTCCTTTGGAAGTATACTTCAACCAGTCAGTAGAAGAATCTGACGGCTCCTGCGTAGTCGTAGATTCAATGCAAATCCATGTGCTGCCATTGTGGGTTACTTCGTCGTAATACCAGTATGTACCCGCTTTCCATTCACCTTTGAAAGCCGGAACCGGTACTTCCGTCACACCATCATTTGAAATCTGTTTGATCGTACCGGTCATGTAGATTCTGTTAAGATATGCACTATGCCCGGTCATATCCATTCCAAACAGTTTCAGGTTAGACAAGTCTCCCAACTGCATGGCAATCATATCCTTTGTGATCTCCCAGTTGTTTACACCTTTAAGGAAACGGATATAATTCTGCGTGGAATAGCTGGACTTCTGGCGTTCTGCATTGGTGAAGTTACCATAGCAAACAAAGTGCATAGCCTTTTGAGGATGGTAAGTATATCCGCTACGGAGAACGTATTTAAAAGAACCATTATCCAGCTTTTCGGTGATCCGGAAATACGTTGTCTGAAAGCCTGTGTCATTGTTAAAGTTAGCCTTGCAAATATCATCCACTTCAACAGCTGCAATCTCGCCCGGTTCAAGCTTCAGGTAAACGATGCTGTTCTCTTCGTCCACTGATTCGATTATACCGCCTCCGGGTGCGTTCCATTCCTCACCCGTGATAACTGATACCCGGTTATATCGCAATTCCGGCACTTCAAGGAAATCACGTAGGCGCAACGACTTCGCATCTATATCACCGGCTGGGGTTATCAGCCAGCCAAGTAACTTTTCAGCATAATCAACAGAAGATATATTGCCGGAGAAAGCGGCATTATTGGCTGTAAGCTTATCAAGTACCTTTACAATATTGCTGCTCAATTCTGTTGCAGTTATCGTGTCCGTTACAATACCATTGGTAACGTTAATGCCGTTCAGGAATGAAATAAGCCCTAGGGCTGTGTCATCTTTCGTCTTACTTATAGCATAAGCTATAATCTCCTGAAGCACTCTTTTTGCGGAGAATACGTTTCTGTCAGACGGGATTGTCTTGTCATTAACCCCGATAACATACACACTCGTTCCACCGCCTCCAACAGCAGAACCGGAATAGGTTTGTCCCTTGTAAGTAAGTGAATCAAGCTTGCTCTCTATCTCACCGATACGGGAATATGAGGCAGTTTCACCGACTGTATAAACTGGGTGATCGTAAGGAATATCCAGCGGCCACTCGAAACCGATTATTCTTGATTGTCTGCCTTCCGGGAAAAATGCCTTATTTATCAGGTTGACCTTAGCTCCGACTTCGTATGTACGAATATTACCCTTATTGTAGATGAAATCAGCATCCATCTCACAATCGTAGGTGGACGGGTCAATCATGGATTTCTTTACGTACTCCTTTGCCTTTTTGAGTAAATTCTGCTCTGCGTCCGGCAACATCTGTTCGGAGATGTATGCGGTATCAAAGCCGTAAAGGATATATGTGTCTGCGGGGACTTCTTCACCGTCCTCCATGTGTGCGGTTTGCGGATAAAGAACATCATCCGGGAGAAAGCGACCGTAATCCTCATTGCGGACAATTTCAAAGGTTGTTCCGGTGCTATCGCTTTCTACAATGTTGATAGCAAAGTCCATTCCGGCAAGCTTACCAGTCTGGAATATCATGTGAAGTTCCTCACCATCCAGCCTAAAATCTTCTGTAAAGTTCTTCAGTCCCGTATCTTTGAAATTATAGATCCGATATTCCTTATCGTTATCGTCTACCTTGTCATCGTGGCTTACGCTGGATATTGTACCATTGTATTGGGGATATTCATCCTCAAGTATGATAATCTCCTCAATCGCTTCTTCTTCCGGCATCTCTACGTTATCTGGGTTGTCGTAGTTTTCATCTCCGATGTTGATACGCTCACCGGTCGGGCTGTATTTATAAGCATCTACATAAGAAATACCCTCCGGGAGCATAAGACGTTTCTGAACAACTCCGTTAAGGGTCATTTCCTTGTCATCTTTGCTGAAGTAGTTATCGGGGACTTTGCCTTTGATTATGTTATCAATGGTGTACCGGTTACCTAAAGAGGCGGTTACACCTTCCGGTAACTGGATAATGTTTGCTGCGTCACCGGTTAAAAGGTCGGGATTGTAAACAGCAGCAAAAGTCTGTCCGGCATTTGCACCGGTAAGGAATGTCACGGAAGTCGTTGCAGAAGAACCGCCATACACGTTAATATCGTATGTTACATACGCCTGGAAAGTCGATAACAGCTCGGAAGAAGCTGGAGCTGGTACGTGAACGTATACCCTTACTTTTAAATCAGAACTGTTTTTGTCGATAACCAACGTGTCGGAAACCTGTATTTTAGACACAATCTCATATTGTTGATTTTGGGCTAATGAAACGGTCTGATTACCAATAATCACCTCTTTTGATTCCCCGGAAACATTATAGATATATGACGCCTTCAATATATAATCTCCTGCCGGGAGAAAAGCACGGTTCCCTATTTGCGGGACGGCTGTTGATATATTGATTGAAATTCCTTCCGAAACAACTTTATAAGAACCACCCTTGGCTAATGAAGCTAAAGTCTTATCAAGCGTCCATTCTGTATAAGAGGGAGTAAAAGGTCCGCTGCCTTCGTTGCTACTAGCGGTATAGTCTTCCTTATACGTAACTCGTGACGGAAAGTTGTTTACTTTGAGTGGCCTTGACGTGTCGGATATATTACGTCCATTAACCTCTTTTACATCGAATATCAAATCTTTCCGGTAACTGGAAGGAATGTTACGGGTGGAACCGAAAGCGTAGATACGGGTCGCATACGTTGCCTGACTGTCGCTTCGCTGCATGGAGTTGACGTTTACGTTCTCGCTGTCGGACAAATCACCAACTTTAAAATCCACTGGGGAGCTATATTCGCAACGTCCAAAACAAATCTTATGATTATCTATCCACCATTCGCATTCCCATGTCTCTGCCATTTGGGTAAGTGCATCAATCAGATTCACGTTATCGTAGGAAACGAGCTTGGAAGTGTTTTCTACTGTGCTGTCAATGTCCCAAGTAAAATCCAGATCCCTGAACTTATATCCGAGTGCTTTCAGGTTATCCAGAAAAACATTTAAATGCGTGTCAAGGGTAGCGGTAAGATTCCATGCGGCTTCGCGTCCGGTGGTTTCCGGTGTATAGAAAAACTTCTTGTTCTTCCATTTCCAATAATAAGCATCAAGGCGGAGTTCGTAGTCGTATGCACCTGTCGTTGTATTGTAGGTAGGCTTATAAAGGTCTACAAGCTCGAATATTCCCAACTCATTGTCTACGTAGTCGCCTAGTTTGAAATAAACCGGATTAGAAAGGCTAAATAGCAAAGTGATATAATCTTCCTGCATCAAAAGGAAGTGTCTTTTCGAACCCTCATTGATAGTAGTCGAAAAGCGAATGTTGCCGGATATGTCTTTGATGTCTACTAATTCTGCCATATTACAAAGTTCGCAGATAGAAACGTCAAAACATAAAATCCGGCAATCCTATGAACCACAATTTGCCTATTGTGGTAATTTTACTCTCTATTACCCGGATTTGGCTCGTTAAGCTTTACCGAAATCTTTGAAAACGTCCTTGCCGTATTGAAACCGAAAGACTGTGAACGGGTGTAATATAGATGGTAAACCTCCTCCCCTAAGGCAGGAACCTTGACAGTAAATTCCCCTTTTGTAATCTCATTCAGAAATGCCTTATATTTGGTAATGTAGTCAGATGGAGAACTTCCTTGTAGGGTAAAGGTTAGTGTTAGATCCCGTTCGTCAATCTTTCGATTGGCTATAATTATTTTCTTCCCGTCCTGTAAACGGGATTTATTCTCTATAACTTCTTTCATTGGAAGCGGAGCGTAGATAGCTTCAATGAACCCGTCTCCCATTCTCACGCCCCACGTTGCGAAAGCGTCTTTATTGTTAATTAATAAGTCGGCCATATATTATAATTTTGATGTATTCCGTTTAACTTCTGCAATATCTAAAGCCATTTGTTGAATAGGCTTTACTATCACATTAGTGTTATCTCTGATGTCTACTATAGCTTCATAAGAAAGCCGTAACAAATCCCGTGTCTCACTAGCAATGTCCTTTATCCCTGTGGTATTGGCAATAATAGGCAGCATATCCGCTCTCAATTCAAGAATAGACATCGTTTGTAGCTGATTCTGATTCTTGATTTCTTCTCCGGCAATTTGTAAAGCAGTGAAACGCCCGGACACCTCATCTATAGAATCTTGGGTGACCGACGCGGATACTTTCTTTGAAGCTTCTTGGGATGAAGAGGAAGAACCACCAACAATGGCATCAATATTCTTCGCTTCTTCTGTAGCAGCTCTTATAATATCATTCCAATCTTTTCTAAGGTCGCTTATCTCTTCTGCTGTTAAATCAAGTTTTCCGTTTTCGTCACTATCAGCCAAAAGGGTATATTTTTTATAAAATTCTTGTGCTTTACCTCTTAGTTGATCTATTACAAACGATTGCAACAAAGCGTTGCGCATTATCTCTTCAAAATCTTCTCCAAAGTCGGCAATTCCTCTTTTCCCACCTTTTAGTCCTTCCAGTATTGCTTCTTCGAGACCTTGTGAAGTCGTTTGAAATAAATCCTCGTTTAGAGTCTCTTCTAGCTCCTTGGTCTGGTCGTTGAACTCTACAAATTTGTCAATAGCTTGTTGCAGCCATTCTGGTAACTTAGACCAGATGTCGGCATTGCTTTTCATCGCCCAAATCGCTTCTTCAGATATAAGTTTATTTTCTAAATCATATCCTCCATTAGCTTGTATAAAATCAAAAATTTCTTTAGCTTGCGGACCTCCAAAGGCGTATTCGGTCATAGCGTGAGAAAATTTACCATAATTGAAAAGTTGTGCAAGTCCGAAAGTTGTATAATCAACATCACCAACAGGCATAGATTTAACTATGTCTTTGTATGCCTTCTCTCTGGCTTTTTCAAGTGTTGTTAATGATTGGGTAGCTGTTGCAAAATAATCATTTCCTGCGGCTTCTTTGAGCAACTCCAGATAACGTTCTACTTGATAATTGATAGAATCCCAATATCCTTCCTGTCTACGTTGATATTCAATATTTCTTTCTTGTTCTGCTTTTGTAGAATCAAAGGCATTCATTACAGTACCCACTAACGTAGTTATGATCCCAACAATTCCGCTAATGCCTTTCACTGTGTCACCGGCGGACTTTTCACCAGTTTTGCCGAATACTTCAAATGCTGTGATGCCGTCATTTATAATATCTACCGCTTTTTGGATGCCTTCTCCCAGTTCATCGGAAAAAGTAGTTCCAAGAGAAGATAGAGAAGCCCCTAATGTTGAAATATTACTCTTTATAGATTCGCTAGCTTGTTCCACATTACTCCATGAAGTAAAGGCTCCCTGTTTATCCCCTTTCTTTATCGCTTTCTGATACTTTTCATATTCTTCTTTCAATGTCTTGAAAGGGTTGCGAGCTACAAGGTTTTGGCGAGCACTATTAATGGTATCCATCATAGCTTTCATATCTGTAGCTGACAAGTTTGTAGACTTGACAAGTTGTTCAGCATCAGATAATAATTTTTCAAGTGTATCTGTAGGTAATGCATCAACGTCTCCCATTAACATTTTCCAAATGCCAGAATCTTCGATTTCGCTTTTTGAAATAGAATCTATAGTTTTCTTGCGCTGTTTATCCAGTTCCTTTAGGGCATCTTCATATTGCTTCTTTTCAGAATCGCTTTTAGCTTTTGCTAATCCGTCCCTAAGTTTCTTTTCATCATTGAGGAATTGTTTTTCGATGGCTATACGTTGTGCGGTATAGTCTTGGTATTTAGCAAGGACTTCTTTATAATATTTAGCTACATCATTGGCTTGTCCTTTTAAGATGTCTTGGTTGATTGAATCAAGCACAGAAGTATCTACCGAAACACTGGTCGAATCAAATGTTTTCTTTTTATATCCTTTGATCTTTTTGGCTTTTAGTTCCTCTTGCTCATCAAATACTTTTTTCTGATATTCAATTTCCGTGCGTATGTAGTCTTCTCTTTGGCGTTTCAAATCTTGGATTTCCTTCTTGTTATCTAAGGCTCTTTGCGCCCGTATTTTTGCTTCCCCTTCCTCCATCGTATTAATACGAGCTTGGAAAGCCTGATTTTCCAAATCTTCTTCTCTTCGCTTTCTTTCAAGAGCCTGTTTATCCAAAAGATCGGCTATTTTCTTTTGCTGGTCTAAAATAGAATTGTAATTTTTATCTGGATCTTCATACTTTCCACCTAGGCCAGCAACTGTTACCAACTTCTCAAGAGATTGAGACGATTTTTGATAAGAATCTTGTAGAGCTTCTTGCTTTTTTATTTCTTTATCGGTTTCTTCTATGGATTCTTTAATTAAATCAACTTGTTTTGATGCCCAGTCGTAAGCCCCAGGATTGTTTATTGTAGAATATTCTTCTTTTCTTTGTTCGGCTATCAGTAAATTTTGTTCTAATCTTTGTTTTTGTAATAATGCTATATTTTTGGCAACCCCTGCTTGAAAAGATTTATACCAATTTTTAGCAATTTGATCTGCAGCTACAGAGGCTTTCGCATTAGCTATAATTTGCCTTGTTTGCTCTTTAATAGACTTTGCAACCTCACCATTTTTTATAGATTCATCTGATAAGTTTTTAAGATGAGAAGGGAACGATCTTTTCAATTCTTTTACAGCATCATTTCTTTCTTTTGTGGTTCTTGTTACATCTGTAGCTATCTTATATAGACTATTAAGTTTGGTGATTTCTTTTGAACTTTGTTCTATTCCTGTAGATGTTACATTATATAAATCTCGTTGAGCTGTATATAAATTCTTGATAGCTTCTTCGGCTTTCCCTAAACTTCCAATCCATTTAATTACATCTTTCCCGTATACAGAAAGCAAAGTCAGCCCAACAACAAGAGCGGTCTGCCAACTTAAAATAGATCTTGTAAGCTGTTGCCATACGGGAGCAACAGCCTTGACATCTTTATTTCCTGCTTTTAATTCTGCCTTGAAATTTGCATATTCTTTTCTAGCTTTTGCTATTTCATCAACTAATATCGGAAGGTTATTTGATATTGCAAGAAAAAAAGTTTTTGCACTTACAGCTAGTGAAGGAAGTTCACGGGCTACCTGTTGCACTGAATTACCGAGTCCATTCCATGCACTTGCATAATTACCTACATTTCTCTGAAATCTTCCAGAAGCTTGCTCTGCTGCATTTAATTCCTTTTGCACGTTCGATATTTGGGTTAGCAATGCTTTTCCGGCATCTCCTCCCCTTCTTACCCGTCCAAGATCATCGTAATCCTTTATCAAAAGAATTAACTGCTTTCTTAATGCCGTAATACTACCTTCTTCTGCATTACTTTGAATTATCTGATCTTTTTGTGCTTTAATCGTTTTTCTGACAGCTTCTTCCTCTACTAATCTTTGAGCAGCCAACTGCTGAATCTGGCGAATTTTTGCTGTACCAGTATCTCCTACTTTCTCTTCATCAGAAAGCGCACTAAAATCTTTCTTTAATTGCTTTATCTGCCTATCCGCCTCTTTAACAGATTCTGTATTGGCGATAATCCATTTATTAGTAGACTGCAAAGCAGAAGTCTCTTCTTTTACTCTTTTAACCGTACTATTAGAAGAATCAATATCGTATTTTATCTTCTGTAATTTTGCATAGCTATCTTTATATTCAGATAGTTTCTTTGTTGCTCTATCTATTTCACTTTCTAACTGTTTTATTGCCGCATCGCTATTGGGTACACTTGCAATCTCAATAAGAGATTTTTTTAATTTATCTATCTCCTGACGCAGTTTGACTATATTTTTAAGGTCAATATCTGCATTAAATTTCATTCCTGCCATGTGATTTTTACATTATCGTTACCAAATGACTGTTTTAATTCTTTATCTAAAGTTAGGCTTGCCGAATCCAGAACATCAAAACCTTTACTAGATACAAAACTTGCATATTCCATTCCATCCGCCACAACAACACCGTCTTTAGGCTTACTGCCAAAGATCAGCATTGCCTCTGTCCTGTTCTTCGCCAGTGAATGTTCTCCATCAGCAGGGATATAGAGGTCTACAATCTTTCCATCCCTGACAATAGCAGCACCGGGAGCATTGCGAAGGTTCCAAGTATGGTTTTGATAGGTTTTCTTATTACTAACATTGCGTTCCTTCTGCATATAAACGGCTCTTTGAGCTGCTTCTTTCATCAATTCGGTAGTATTCTCATCTACTTCTTCGACGAATTCATCAAGACCGGACAAATCCACTGTTACTTTCATTATTCATCAAACTTAACTTTTCCTTTAAAGAAATCCTCATCCGATACTTCTGTTAGTACCTCCCCATCATATACGGTATGTAACTTATCTTTTTGCATAATAACCAAATTGCGATATGGTATTTTATAAACTACTTCATCATAAGAGAGATGAAGATTTTCCATGAACGACGCAATTTGTCCTAACATACAATCATTCCCTATAACTTCTGTTTTGCTGTCAGATTTGCTACGTTCTTTGCTAAATCCAACAGCATTGTAAAATTTTCTACAGAGATCAGGGAGTAAGCTGCCGTAAGCCCATATAACACTTCTTCTAACGTCCCATTTGACAACTCTTGTTCAAGGCTATCATTTCCTTCAATAAACCAAGAAAGTGCACGAGAAGCGACGGAAATATCCTTTAACGAAGAAATGACGCCCGCAATATCCTTATTATCTTCCAGAACAGCGAGATAAGCCGAAGCACCGGCTATTTTATGGATAGTAGGCGGGTTTACACGGTACATTTTCCCATTTACAATTATAGGAATGAAATCTTTTCCTGTGATAGCTTCAGATACAAGTATAGCTGCTTTATTCATAATGATATTTATTAAAAAGGGGCGAGAAACACAAATCCTCACCCCTCACCACTTTACAATATAGATAATGTCTCTGACGGCTGCGTCCCATCTTCTCCTGAAGAGCCATAGTTTACAGTACTCCCAACGTTCACCCGTCTTGATCTAGCTGAATAACTATTTATAGAAGGCGATTCAGAAGAAGCAAGAGCTACCTTTTCATCAGTTCATGCAGCGTCCACCTTTTCGCCATCGAACAGATAATCGCTCTTAACACCAGTGTTAGGATTTTCCATAGCCACAGCTGTTACACCCAGACCGATATTCTTTTCTACCGCATTACCTTTTGCGATAACAGCAGCATTGGTAAATACAATGTAGTTGCCTGTTTTCGTCTGGCCTACGATTGCCTTATTTACAATTCCCGGAGTGTCAGAAGAAGCCCATCCTGCATCAGTATCAATCTTTTCACCACCTTCCAATTCAACCTTGTCATCAAAGGAGAAAACTCCCATGGTGAAAGCGATTGTTTTAGCTCCTTTTTGAGTTACATCACGATAGTAGATGCTACCATTCAACTCATTAATGTAGTCGGTATAGGTCGGATCATCCTCTGTATACGCCCAAGTATCTTGATGGGAGTTCTCAACTTCCGTTGCAGTGCCTAACCATGTCTTAAGAGAGGTTTTAGTGACAGCGGCAGTTATAACATCACCGTACCAAATCTTTTTAATTCCAATAAACGGTTTCATATCTTTTCAATTTACGTTTAGAGTTTCAAATAATAATTTCACATTTACATAGTAACAACATAATTCTTTGTCTTCTTCTATTCCGATACTTTCAGAAGAGTAACAATACCAGGAGCCGTCATATTGGGAAACAACATCATCTTTAAAAAACTTCTTTGCTTTCCGTTCCAGCTCATTCAAGCGAATCAAACTTGCTTTTTCAGACCTTGTTACAGGAACGCAGAAGTTTACTTCAACATATCCTTTTTCCCAGTAAGCATCCGGTTGTTGAGTTTTGGGGTAGATTATAATTCTCTCGGCCTTTACCTTACCTTCAGGGATATTTCCCCGTTGATACATTTCAGAGATTCCAAAAGACTTGCAATCTTTAAAAATAATATTCGCTATGTCAGTCGTTACAATCATACCCAAATATCACATCTACCCTTAAACTCCTCCGAATAGCATTCGGCATTCTTCTTCACATCTCCCTCTCCTACAGTATTTCCTTCAGCGTCCAGACACCTGATATGAGATCCTAAAACAATCTTTTTACCCTCATAAACCACATGGTAATTATATACCCAGCGCTCACCATTGACAGAGACTTCCTTTTGTTGGGAGTTGTCATGGCAGAAGCAACCTGTTACATCTTGCCAAGACTCTCCACCGGTTCCCGGTATTGGTCGGTTATACTCGTCGTTCTCTTCCGGAGTAATAACCTGTATTTGTAATTTATGCGGAGCAGTTTCTAGCATATTACCAAAATATCACTTTAGGTTTATCTGTGTTCAGTTCGTCCTTCAGTCCATACTTATTGCATAAAAAAGAATAGTATGACTTTATCCCGGAAATATCCCAAGAAAGAGACTTTGAATGACCGTTTTCTGATACCGATTTAGAAGTAGCTCTAAGCAATAAGGAGGGAATAAATCTTGCTATAGCAACAGAGATGGACTGCAAATTATCTTCAGTCATTTCCCCGTCAGGGTCAACCCCGGAAGAAAGATTAATCTCTACCAAGTCAGCCTCCGACAATGATATGCCGAAGGACTGAAACTTTTGCTTTATGTAGTCACTAATTATCATACTTACGCATTCATCGTGTCCAGGTCAAGAATTACAATCTTGTTTGGAGATGTGAATTCCGGAATCCATTCGGCTCCATATTCCATAAACCGACCTTCATCCGTACGAATGTTGGAAATATACATACCACCTTCTGAACGGGTGTAAGTCTTTCCCGGAACCGGATCGGTTATTTCATACGGAGTATGCCAGCGCATCTTTCCCTGCTTAGGAGTGGTAAACAAAGAAATACGGTTGTCTTTGAATACCTGTTTGAAAGTACCGTCTGACAATTCCACCAAATCTTCGTTGATTACAATAGGAGGCAAGCCCAATCCTCTAAAGATAGTGGTCGCCATCTCACTGGACATAAGCCCGGCAGACAGTTGGACTTCTTTAGAATCAAAGCTTTGTTTGTAAAATTCACCGAAGTCCTTTGATCCAATAATGCTATTGATAAAAGTCTTTCGGGACATTTCCATAGAAACGAACATGCCGAACTTAGTACGTAATTCAACGGTTTTCTCCATAAGATAACGAACAAAGTTCAGTTTGTCTGCAACTTGCGGAGTGATACGATGAACCGGCAACTCCATTTCAAGCAATTCGATTCCTTGCGGATTATCGTCTACTTTTACGGATGCTTTACCATCAGAACGAAGGTCACCGTCCACAATATCCATACGTTTGTGTGGAGCAAGCAATACTTGACGCATATCATCTACAATATAGTTGATAATATCGTCCAGTGCGGCCCGTTGATCTGGTGTCTTCGCCTGATTAAACTTATTGATTAGTTCTTGAAGCATATCGAGTCTATCGTTGTCCATTTGGTATCTATCCCCCATATAGGCAACTTCGCCATATCCGGAACCCAGAGATTTACGCTCTCTTAACGGCTTGTTAGAGTTACGGTCAATTACAGAACCGGCAACAACACCCGTTACTGTTCCCAAATATGTTTTGAACACACGGGATTTCGTTTCCTCAAAATCGAGGTGCTTTTTCCAAAAGATTTGATCCAGCCTTAGAGCCTGCACACGGTCGATAATCGCTTTCACCACTCCCGGATCATTCAGTAATGTTTGAATAGTCAAATACATAGTTCCTCCTTTCTTTAATAAGTGAACATGAATCTGTCACCCAAAGTCTCCTTATCCTTATCGGAGATAGGAACAATGAGTCTTGTCGGTCTGATCTCGTACGCTTGGCCTATAGCGGTAACAGTTGCACCCGCTTCTACTTTAGTCCATGCATAATTCAAAGCCGTAGCTGTTGCTTTTGCCGTTTTACCGGCTGCGGCAGTAGCTTCAAACAATACCGCATCCTTTTCTGCGGCAAGCGTTGGCGAGGCGGCCAGAGTAACGGTATCATATTCCGCATTACTTTTGTCGATAGCTTCAATTGTACCGCCATTTGTACCGTTACCAATATGCATACCGACGTACGCAAGAGAATTTTTCTTGATCTTCAACGAAGTAGAACCGGCAGTGATCTTTTCGGCTACTTCAACGTTCAAAACAGCTTTTGCCGTTCGTTTCACAAAATCAAGAACCAAAGGAGTAAGAGGCGGGATCTGCGCAATCCCTGTCAAATTCGAAATATCCAGATTGAAGCCACCGGAATATCTATAAACCGTCTCAAAACGGCACATTTCCGGCATTTGCTTCTCAATCGGACTTAAATCATACTTAAAACCTGCTGGCATAATTAATCCTGTTTAGAGTTTTTAAATTCTTCAGTTCCCTTGTTTATCAGGGTGGCAATGTCATTTGAATTGTTCTGCTCATTGCTTCCCGATTCGGGAGTTCTCACATCTTGAAATCCTGCGTTGGCAAACGTCTGCTTTGCATCCTTGAAATAGTTATCCAAGTTTGCATCTTCGGGAATGCTCAACATAGGAACAAGGTTTTCGGGAATACCATATTCCTTCGCCTTCCCCATGATTTGCTCTTGGCGAGTGGCCTGTGCCTTCTCTGTTTCAAATTGAGTAAGCTTGTCAGAAAGAGGTTTAACGGCTGCATTCACTGCGTTCGCAATGATGGTCGCTATATCATCTTTCTTTTCTTCCGGCTTCGGATTTGGGTTAGGATTGGGATTCTCGATTTTATTTTTCAATTCGTCCAATTGTTTCTGTAGACCCGATTTTTCGTTTCTAACAGTATCAATGTCTCCTTGAAAAGCCTTCAGAAGTCCTTCGACCCCACTAATAGCAGTTTCTATTTGACTTTCTTCAGTTACGGTTTTAGACAAGTAGTCAGCCACCCCGTCAAACGCTTTATCACCAAACCCAAAGGTTTTATACTTCGTTTTTAGTGCTACTAAGATTTTTTCTTTCATACTGTATGAATTAGTTTTGATTTTCAACAGCATAAAGTTACACTCAAAGAAGAAAGCTATAAAATAATTACATGAGGGATAAACCACAATTGGGCAATTGTGGGAAATTAGTTGTTTCACACCTTAAATAAATGCTCTTCTTTGTGATATTTGCCGTTCTAATAGACAGAGAATACAAGGTAATGAAGTTAGTGCTATTGGTGAGAGAAAAGGTGATGCTGAAGCTGCTAATCTTATAAACATTGCTAAAAAGTGAGGTGTTGGATGTTGTTTGATGTTGTTTTAACACTGTTGATGTTGTTGTTATTGATAAAGTTACTACCTTTGCAATACAAAGTAACGCATCAAAGATGCGTTACGAACAAAGATATAACTAATTCTGTTAGTGATAATAAAAGTAACACTGATGGCAATACTAAAACCAAACTATTATGATACATACTAATCCTAATCCCAAGATGACAGTTATTGAGGTAGAAAACTTCCGCAATAACCTTAGAAGGTGTGTATCGGGTAAGATTACACGCCAAGAGAAAAAGAAAATAGAAGTTAGAACTCAAAGAATGAATAGTGTCGCTAAAAGAATTATAGCTAATAATGGCGGAAAAAACCCAATTCTCGGATATTGATATTTCAATAAATAAATTATTAAGAGAGGACCTAAAACAAGTTCTCTCTTTTTCGTGTGGATGTGAAGAACTTGATAAATTCTTCCATGAAGAGATATATCTTTGTTCTAAACATCATCATGTTTCAGCTTATTGTGCAAAAAGTGTCCATAATAATGAAATAGTAGCAATTTTCACTTTAGCCAATGACTCTGTTGTCATAGATAACATAGAAGATAAAGAAGAATTTATACTAGAGTCAAAGGCTAAAATAAGCGACGAATACATTTCTACATTTGAAAGACAGACCTCATTCCCGGCCATAAATATTGGACATTTAGGCGTGCATAAAGATATGCAAAGTAAAGGCATAGGGGAACAAATTCTTGATCTTGTATTATATACTTTTATTAATTATAATACATCTGGTTGTCAGTTCATTACAGTGGATTCACTCAATAACCCGCGGACAAATAAATTCTATGCAAAAAACGGTTTTCTTAATCAAACTGATAGCGATAAGTATTCTTCAACTAGACGCATGTATTTACCTATTCAGCTATTTGCATCTCAAGAAGAGACCGAATAGAAACAAAAAACGCCCCTCTTGCGAAGGGCGGGAATGAAATCCTATTTTATAATAACGGCTATTCCAGAAGCAACCCACGCCCTGTTCCTTGCGTTATAAGTCGTTTTAAAATCAATCAATCCATTCGCTCCCATTTTCTTTGCTTCGGAGACTATTTTATCCATCATCCTTTTGCTAGATGGAGCATACTCATTATTCGTTTTTCCTGTATATCCTTCGTATGGGACAATTAGCCGTAGATTTTCGGCTGTTTCTCCTTTTCTCAACTTGCCAACAGTAAATACCACTTCTATATTAGATATTGGCTGGTAATTGAATCCTGTCACTGTAGGGCTAATGGTGAAGCCATCTTTGGTGTATTCTCTGTAGTCAACGACATATACGGATTCGGTATACATGTCTCTAGTGCATCCAGATAGAGCCAATATTATTATGATCGGATATAGGATATTTTTCATGATTCTATTGTGTTATAATGAGTATCAAAAGATATCCAAAAGTTTTTTCACACTAAACTTATCTATAAAAAACTTATCTAAAGACTCTGATCCTTCCCTAGAAAAAGAGTTCTTAAATTTATTATCTTTTATGTATTTATTATCTATAATTGATGAACGATTTCCTGTATTTCCCCACCCATCAATCATTATTCCACCTCCTTTTGTAAATTGTATATCCAAGATTGTAACTCTGTATTTTTTATCTTTTAAATCTATGATGACTTTATATGCTAAGTCATCATCAAATATTGTATTTCCAATTTTGCTACCTTTATATTTGTTGAAATCAATTTTGTTACCAGAAGAGCTTCCGATTATCCTAGATTCAGTTTGTTCGGCTATGCTTATATTCCCAAATATTTTAAAGTAATCAATTACTTCTTGAGTTGAAAAAGAGGTTTCATATACTTTCTGCCATATAATTCTATCATTAAATATTTTAAAGTTCAAGAATGTATCTTGAGAGTATACAGACGCAGACAGGCTTACTAAAAGTAATAATAAAAGCTTCTTCATAACTGTGTGTTTTATGTTATACAATGCAACAAATTAACACAGAAACACACAAATAAGCAAATTTTACTCGATTAATTTGAACTTAGAACCGCATTTTGGGCAGATTATAGTGTTTTCTTCTTCTTTTTTACGTTCAAACAAGTCCGGAATTTCGACCTCTAACGCATCTGCTATTCTATTTAATACATCTAAAGTTAAATTTCGATTTAAAGCCATAGATAATCCCGATTGAGACATATTCATTCTTTTAGCTACGTCTGCCATAGTTAATCCTTTTTCTTTTGCTATTTCTTTAACTCTTAACATAAACGTTATATTTAAATTTTGAGGCAAATATATATAATATAATGTATATGCGAAAGAAAATAGGATAAAATTCACGCATACATGAAAAATATTCTTTCTTTTTCTTGTTTACTATTCACATATATGTTATATTTGCACCGTAATAAATAACATATACGTGAAATCTTATTAGTAATATAAATATATGAAACGTTACAACTTATCCCAAATAATGAAATCCGCTTGGCGTTCTTACAAACGTGCCAGCAACGAAAGAACGTTCTCCGAATGTCTGAAATCAGCTTGGAGCCTTGCGAAATTGCAAGAATACTGCTCATCGGAAGCAGTAAAGGCTAGAACGGATCAATTCTTGGCGGAAAGACATGAAGCCATGAGCAACGCTGCTAAGGCCACAATGGATAAGGGGTACAATAATAAGAGCATACCGACATCGGCTTACTATACGGCTAGTACTGGAAGATACGGTGCTCATTACGTAGGAGATTAACCATTAAAATATACGAATATGCCAGAAATTACAATCATTGTATTATGCCTGCTTGCCGGATATAAGATGTTCGGCAATGATAACGACAGTTTTTTCATGTGCTAACCTATTATTAACAATGTGGGCAGGTGCCACGAACGCCTGCCCACTGTAAATAACTTTATTATATGAACAATCCAGTAGTTTACGACTACAAAGGTAGTCAAATTTCATTTATGAGTGGCGAAAATGTGATGGTAAATGCTACGCAAATGGCAAAACCATTTGGTAAATTAGTCGGCGATTGGCTTCGTCTTAAAACAACAACGGAATTTACAGAAGCTCTTGCAACCGATATGCAGATTCCCATATCGACACTAATTCAAACAGTTAAGGGTGGTAAAAGTGAGCAAGGCACCTGGATGCATGAAGATGCAGCATTGGAATTTGCACGTTGGTTATCTCCTGCTTTTGCTATATGGTGTAATAAGCGTATCAAAGAACTCCTAAAGACCGGAGTAACGACCGTCTCTAATGACGATGAAGCGATAGCCTACGCCATGCAAGTACTAAACAGACGCCTAGAGCAAGCCAAAGCGGAGAAGCAACAACTGGAACAGCAAAACGCCAAACTCCAACCAAAGGCAGCCTTTGCCGACGCAGCCTTCGCCACCGAAGACAAGGTAGACATAGGAATGTCCGCCAAGATCCTAAAGCTCGGATTCGGGCGCAATACCCTATTCGACAAGCTAAGGAAAGCGGGCGTATTCTTCGCCAACCGCAACGAGCCCAAACAGCGGTTTATTGATGCCGGATACTTCGAGATGAAGGAGAAGTTCATCGAGCGCAACAACCATCCGGGGTTTGTCGTAACCAAAGTGCTAGTTACCCAAAAGGGATTGGCTTATCTGAACCACCTGTTTGGAGGAAATCCTTCTGATGGGAAGCTAGCTAGGATAGTACAACATCCCCCCTTCCCTAATTCATAATTTACAGCAGTCCGTTTCAATGCCGGACAGCCACAACTATATCGAAAAGTTTAGTATCAAAAAAAGAAAAGACACTATGGAACAGAATTATTTCACACTGAAGCAAAGTAGACAGATAAACAAGATATATAACGAAGTACAGAGCTATATGCCATTCGAGGAAGCTACATTTCCGGCTTTTATTTCAAAGATAATTCCGTTTGTGAGGGAATATTCCCGTTACACGGAAAACAGCAAGGAATACGCAAAAGAATTGTTTATAGAAGGGATAAAAAGACTGGCAGACAAATATTACCCGAACGGATTCAAGTCCAGCAAGAAGCAACGGTATAGATTCTCTTTGATTGAGATTCCCCGAATGAGTACTTTTGAATGTGACTACAAGCCTATTGAGGGCGTTGCTTGCATGAAGGTTATTAGAGCTTTCCGGGACTTCTCCCGTTCAGGATTAGAGGAAGAGGAAGAGTTTGTAAAGAAGTTAATCAAAATATCCAATATGCTTAATTAAAGTCAGGGGGCTTCGGCCTGGCACATTAGTTGACGCCAATCAGCGGGAAAGGGTAGCTTTAGGGCTGCCCTTTCTTTATGTCTGTACTCATGCAACGTTTCGCTCCCGGACCATATTTGAGATAATGGCGCAAACCTTATCCAAGATATTATTTCTTTCCGCTATTTCAAGTTTTGTTTCTCCCTTGAACTTCTTCTTGTAGTTACTAATAGAAATGTGATAGAGGTAATATAATTGCTCATAAACCTTGTGCCAAACGTCCTGTTGTCTAGTGTTGGTTGCCGAAGCATATTTGTTCACCAGTTGGCGGATCTTATCACGAAGAGAAATTTCCGGTACCTTTTCAGATGAAACAGCAACCGCTAACAATAATTTCCCGTTTTCTTCTCTCTCCTGCTCCATTGCGTCCAGTCTCTTTTCTACGTTTTCAATCCGTTTGCTTTGTTCAAGCAAAGCTTGTGCGGACTGGACCAGTATTTCAAGTTGGGATAATGGCTTCTGTTCGGCTACTTTATGAAAAACTTGTCTATATACCTCAAATACAGGCCGAACCTTCCGAGCAATAAAGTATTCGAAACAAGACAAAGAAAGCTTATAATCATCCTTAGGACGTCCATTGAGGTTTTTGCCATTTTGGGCAAAAAGTATATAATCCTCATTTTCAATGAAGTTAGCTTTTAAAGCTCGTGTAGCTTTCCCTCTCTCTGAATAGACAAGCGGCCATACATCGTCAATATTTACTGGATAAAGTTCATTTTTCTCTTTCAAAGCTAAAATAGCATTGAAATACTCTTTGATTTCTTCACTTGTACTTGATTTTGTTAATTGATCCATAATCATTATATTTGCATTTGCAACATAAAGTTAATATTATCCCCATCAGCGGCTCGGACACTTCCGCTTTTGGGGATTTTAATTTGTCCGATTTTGTAGCAAGCGAGGATTCGAACCTCTCACGCCTTACCGACTTGCTGAACCTGCCACGCCTGGCATATAAAAAAGCGCCAAAGGCAAGCTCCTCACTTCTCACCAATGGCGTTATATCTTTCAGCCGTGAGGATAGCCGTATTATTTTCTATGCACAAATTTATTTCATATCCAATTATAAGCCTAAAATTTTCACTTCTGGAAAACCACAATAAGCGAATTGTGGTTTATTTGTCTTTTGGGACTAAAAACGACTTATGCACTAGTAAACTTATAGCAACTCACTATTTTGTTCTATTTTTCCTCTTATTTTTGTATAACCCCCGTAATTTTTCTGACTATACATCCTCATTACTGTTCTTTTTGACTGATTCAGAAGATCTAGAAGCCTCACTCTTTTCTTCCTCCTCAATCTCTTTCAGGACTTCATCCACCCTTTCGGCATTACCGGCAAACAAAATTCCCTCTCTCCGGGACCATACTTTACCATCTATTGCACTAACTGCCGTTTTTACCCGTTCGTCAATATCATCAATCATATATGGAACCAAATCCACATCAATATCAATAGTCTGGGACGCCTTGTCAAATTCGGATGGGTTAATATCCGCCAAAGCTGATACTAAGAAGTTTACCCTCCGTTGAAAGAACTCCCCAATTACTTCCGCATGATTAGATACCGCCATGTGCGCACCCATAAAAATATACCTGAACGCTTTCCCTGAAATGGCATTTCCAAGACCTTTCAACTCTTGCGGTGATATACGTGGAGTATTCGTCAGATCGTACGCCCTGTTAGTAAGCCCTTCGAGTTCCAATTTAACAGTATCAGGAACCTGATTCCAAGTCAGATATTGAGCGTTCGCCTTATCTCCGGTCAATTGTATGATCCTGTTGCGTTTCTTCCCTGTAAAGCCTGATACGTCTCCAAAAAGCATTAAATAAGGGAAGAAGTGGTAGTCTATACAATCGGCATAGCTTGATAATATCTTCTCTATGCGTACACGTATAGTCTTTATCTTATGGCAATAAGTCTCCGGACGATAACCATATAAGACAGGGAGCTTTTTAAACCCGTGCCTGAAAGACTTCTCCTCTACCGCTTCCCACCCATTCGTATTTTCCCACTGGTAAACATGGGTAGCGGTAACAGTTTGAAAGCATACTATTTCTACATCGTCCAGATCTTTCTTTTTATATTCACGTGAGAAGGCAACCAAATCTCCGGCATCATCAAAGAAGGGGTAAAGTTTATCTCCCCTGAATGGCGACCATATTACGCTGCGTAGCTTATTTTGCGGTCTCACACTTCCTCCGAAAGCCTTCTGTATTTTATTCCAGAATTTAGCCCAGAACGAATCATCTTTGACTGCATACCAGTATTCGGCACATTCCTGTTCAGAAAGCCAAGAACGAACTATACGTTTATTCTGGTACTTTATTTTATTCTTCTTCAGTACTTGTTGGATAGCATAAAATAGCCCTTTTTCATCCTCATTTGACGGAGCGCAATCCATTTTAGGCTCAACTCCTACTGTAAATGCTGTTTGAATATTGGTTATATCCTGTTCTAACGGGATAGAGATACGATTACACGGCTCTGTACGTTTTTTAGCTGAGATAGTAGTGCTTTTACCGGTACTGTCATTCCATTCTTCCCTTTCCTTCTCTTCAACAACTTCGATATCCGGGTATTTTTCTTTATCCACAATGATTTCATGCAAATCAGCATTCCAATCCTTCCAGTTTTCACCGGTATTGGGTTCCTCCGTTTTACGCCCTTTCTTCAAATATTCGATCTTCTGATCTACATCTTCTAATACTAAAATCTCTTCTAATGTCATATTGATATATTTTTAACGTCCAAAAATCCCCGAATAATCTTTAGGTTTCTGAATTTTACCAAGAAGCTCACCCAATACATAATAACGGGCTGCATCGATAGCGTGGTTATCATGATCTTCCGGTTCATTTATATAGTTCCCATCTTTATCTTTAGCCCACACATATTTCCGTAGTTCTTTCTGAAGATTGTATGAACGTTTAGTTACAAAAATCTCCATGGTCTTCATTTTGTCTATACCTGCGTTAATAGAACCAGCTCCCTTTTCGACAGGATATATTTTTATCCCTCCATTGTGTATTTCTTGAATCAACCGTGGATCTGCACTATCGGCTATAACCTTCAATCCCCATGGACGAAGCGTTTTAATGATGTCAGAGGAAAGAAGCCCGGTCCGGTAATCCACTTCATCCAAATACAGAGCATTATCAATAATTCCGCAACGAATAGAGGCGGACGGGTCATGAGTATACCCGAAATCTTGCCCAAAAGCAACCTTTTTGCACCAAATCGGGAACTCATCAACAATGCCCCATTTTTTGAATACAGCACCTTCTGCCACGTCAGCCCATCGTCCGATAACCACATGAGCATATTTATCCGGATCATTTACTTTCATATCCTCCACCTCTTTCAGAAACTCCGGTGAAAGATTCTCCAAATTATCAAAATAGGTGGTGTGAATATGAAGTACATTCGGATGGGTAGAAACCTGAACTTGCACACCGTCAATCTCTACGAGCTTGTGAGTATTCTCGATGTACTTTTTATAAATGAAGTGATTAGAGTCGCAGGGGTTCATTATGATGATAATCCGGTTCTGAATACCCTTCTTGCGGATGGAGAGCATTATTTTATCGAATTCTTCTTCATTCGTCCACTCTTCCGCTTCATCGCAGACGAAAGTAGTGATACCCTGAATAGATTTCAGCTTTGCCGTCTGATTACCGGAAGAAGTCTTGATGCCTCGGAACATGATACGGCTCTTAGTCATTTTATTGACTATATCCGTCTTGGTAGTCTTGAAATACTTAGTTGTTCCGTCTAGTTCTATCTTCTCCATCATTTCGGGAATGATAGACATACCAGCGGAAACCATCGTGTAGCGGGTGTAGAGAACCTGATGCACTATCTTTTCGGCTTCCGTCATTTCAAAGGTCAGACGTTCAATGAAGGTGGAAGCATTGAAGGATTTACCGGATCCACGCCCACCAGTGATAAGAATAATAAATTTTTCCTTATCCTCATATAACGGGTAATATATTTTTTGAGGTACGATCATTTCACTTTGTCTTTAATCCAAGAATCAATACTGATACCATGGTCTATATTGGTAGGAATATCGGCATCTTCAGGCTTTGTCTCTTGCATAGGCTTTCCCCATAACTTTTCGGTCAGCTCCTTTAACGTAGCGATAGATCCCTTGCCGGAATCTTTATATAATGCTCTGCAAATATTAATGACCCACATGGGGGTATCATCTTTCTCTATAATATCCTCAACCTCTTTTTTGGTACATTGCATAACATACACTACAACTTCCTTCCATTCGTCATAGGATATATTATAAGCTTTCTTGGCGATAGTATATAGCTTAGGCTTCCGACCTCTGTTTGAAGGTTGGTTTTCGCTCGTAAATCTTGTTTTCTTTCCATCTTTAGCTATATTCTTATTTGCCATTTCAAACCGTTTACAAACCGTTTTCTACTTGCTTGATTATTATAAATTACCACCCTCTGTACTTACTAGAGCGATTAGTCCCTTTCATTACTTCTATTCGTTGGATATAATAATTATCGGGTTCATATATACCAGCATCCTTATCGCTTCTTTCGGCTTGTTTTATCGCCTTTTTCGCAACATCAGAACTAATATAACCGTTAGACTCATTTCCCGTTATCTTGTCAACAAATACATATTGAATCTCTGTTGCATTGGAACTCGCTTTTGTAGGCCCCTGAATAGGTTCGGTAAATCCCGGCCCAGTTCTACGGGAAGATTTTGTACTGCCCCCCCTAATTCCTCCTGATGTCTTTGCCATTATCTTTTCCTCCTTCGTTTTAGCTCTTCTGTTATTGCATTTAAGTTTCTGTATGCAGATGCTTTTTGAGCAGTCTTTATTAATTCAGACCTTGCCCCTTCAAGCGAACTGTGTTCAATAGAGCGGTATGCCCCACCTGTAACCCTGTTTGCATAAGAATTATATGCTTGTATAGCTGCCGTCCTTTCATTTGGGTTGTAGCTTTTTCCTAACCTCTGTAAACTTTGAAGTTTTTTGGTCTGATAACCGGAGAAATCAATTTGACGTCCGTACCCTCTTTCTATATTGCTAAATAGGGAACGTGCATCCCCTGAAAAGCTTTTACTTGAACCGCCTCTGACACCACCACTTGTTTTTGCCATTTTAATCTCCTTTCTTAACTCTGTTAGCCATAAACTGTTCGACATATATAATGCTGTTTTGCACGCATATATCTTTTATTTTATCTCCACCACCGTAAACTATCAATTAGGGATATCCTTTCCTGATATTTCACGGGCAATCTGTATTTCTTCCTTTAAATACTCCTGCCTGTCAGAATATCCACGGGTCGCAAAAGCGTTATACCCGTCAGGAATACCTAAACGATTCCACTTTTGAAACTTCTTTGCCACATTCAAATCAGCCCACACCTTCACACCGCATTCCTGCCAATAGCGGGGAATCCACCTCTTTTTGTATATTTGATGTAATCCGTAGGCAACAGGAGTTGTATCGAACAAGGACAAGTTTGGCTCTATGACGGCCTCACATCCGCTATTAAGAACGGTTGTTGGATCTTTCCATATTGCTTCAAACCTGTAATCTTCCACATAGAAATGATAAGTAGATATTCCTTTCTTTTGTCTAGTGTCAGCTCCCCATGCAGATAAAGGAATTACAAGACCGCTTACTGGCTGTTCGTCCGCCCTTAAATTAGGAATGTCAAAATCATTATTTCTGTCATATATCCTGTCACCAAGCATCATATCGTAGAAATCTGTCTTTTCTATATCCTCTTCGCTTTCTTCTTCCTGTTGTTCCTCTGAACTACGCTCTGAAGACTTTTGTTCCGGCTCCTGCCACACCTCAAATCCCCAATCATCAAGTTCTTTGCTGTCCCATTCATTGGCAATCATATCCCAGTCTGTCTCTCCGAAGGGATTATTATCCTGAATAAGCATTTGACGAAGCTTTTCTACTGGCATATCTTCCGGTAAAATACAGCATGGCACTTCTTTCCATCCTAAATGCCTGTAAGCATGCAAACGCATATTTCCCCCAATTACAATGTATCCGCCATTATATGGGTAAACAAGAATATCCCTTGCTTCTGTCATTTCGGGAAGCTCTTTTATCGATTTGCAAAGCTTACGAAATCTTTCTCCTTTGATAAGTCTAGGATTCTTCGGTAATCCCGCTATTTGCCCATCATTGGGATACACTTTAGATATTACTATGTTTTCTCTTTTTATCATACCTTATCTATTATACCATTGTCTTTCAACCGAGATACAATTCCAGTGTAAATATACTCTATATCCTTCCGAAAGTCCTTATAATTATTGTAGAGAACAACCACAGTTTCGATATTGTGGGAAATAAATGTTTTATCGCTGATATTTACCGATTCGGCAATCTTATCCCGAAGTCCTTTAGGCATTCTCCCACCGGCTAATACGCTGGGAGCATAAAGAAAAAGAATAATAAATATAAACTTCTTTCTGATATGAACGCTATCCTTATTTCCCGGGCAATCCCTAAAGTCTTGTATTTCGCAAAACCATTTATATATAGATGGAATATAATCCAGATCTGACATAATAGGAGCAGATAATTCAGACTCTCTTTCTGATAATCTGGATTTCTGCTCTCTGATAGATTTTAACTCTGATATTTCTGAAAACATAGTACGATTATTTAAAAGTAAATAGTATATTTGTACTATGAATTAGGGAAGGGCGTCTATCTGGTGGTTCGGGTGACGCTCTTTTACTTTACACTCTTCCCCCATATTTTCGCATTATACAGGGAATAAGCCCATAACTTTATCTCTTCGCTGGTGTTCAGGAATTCCACTTTCATGGCTTCCTTTATACATTCCGCCAGTAGGTTGCTGTCTTCTTGGTTCATAACTTCGCTTATTGGCATGGCTATTCCTCCTTCTTTCTCTTTTTTACGTATTTCCAAGCAAGTGTTATCGCAGATATAAAATTTATCAAACTTATCACAAAAAGAATACTATATAACCATACTATACCCGAGTGATAAGCAAGTAAAAAAGCAATAATTGATAGCCAAAATACTATTTCTTCAAATTGATGATCTTTCATTGTTATTCCTTCTTGATTAATTCAGGATGATCGTAAATGTTACCTTTGATTTCAAACTCACATTCTAGCCTATTTGAATATTTGTCCACCCAATCATCGGGCATGACAAACGGTGTGCGTGAATTAGAACCAAACTTATTATGCTCAACACAGAAAAGTGCAATATTACTATCAAATACGACATTGCCAATAAATCCGAAACAGGGATTTTGATGGACAATACGTTCTACAATGTCTCCTTCATATATTTCTTTTCCGTTATTATCGAATAATCCGGTGAACTGACCTACGGTTTCGGGAATGACTACATAGGGAACATTTCGGCTTGTCTCCGATAATGACTGCCTGTCTTCTACAATGTATGTATTACCACACTCATGATAATAGTACCCGGTGATCCATTTCCCGTTATCGGCAGACTTCCCTCTGAATTTTATTGTACGATTCATTTTAATTCTCATCTAAATTTATCAAATCCATTTTACTGACAGCCTTTAAGACTCTTAGGATATCCTCCTGAAAGTCTATAACCTGTTGGTTACGCACTCTCTTTTTCAACTCTATCAGGGATAGTTCCTGTATTCTTATCAAAGATGAAATATCGTTCACCAACTCAATTGTAATTTCTTTTTTCTTAGATTGTTTCATAATTATTCCTTTCCTTTAAAGTGTTCGATTAGCTCTTCTACGGTAGCCTTGTGATAATTTCCCATGTTAGTATCTTTAGGTATAGAATCAAAAGCTAATGTTCTATATACAGTATTACATGGTGAACAACATTCTGTTTTTGGATGATATGCCCATTCTTCTCCATTGGTGAACCACTGATTTTCGTTTGTATCATCCCTCAATGCGACTATTGCCAAGAAAAGTTCCTCGTTTGTTCCGCAATCAATAAAACTATCGTCTAGTGGCACATTATAAGGAACATATTCACCATCAATAGTTGTAATTAATTTGCTCTCATCAGTTATTTGAAAAGGGTTGCCATAATTTTTATACCCCAACTCTTCCAACTTCTTCCGAAGCTCCGGTGTATTGCGTCTAATAAACGCTGCTGTTGTAAATCCCATAGTTATTCGTTTTTAAGTTCTTTCAATACTTTCTTCGCTATCTCATAGTAATTCAACTGCCAACTAGTATAAACATCATCTGTATGTTCGTCATAATGATTGGCATATACATATGAATCCAATTCTTCACGAAAAGATTCTCCATCTAGCCCACTATCATCACAATCATCGTACATTCTCAATTCATGAGCTACTTCTTTACATTCTTGATGTGTGACGAAATCATACACAGTCCCATCATAAACATTTGTCTGACGGACATATTTTTGTCCCGGCTGTATCTTGCAAGCACAAAATTCACATATATGTTCTTTCTTGGCTGTTGGATAGGTTTCTCTTAATACTGTAGGCATAATTATTCCTCCTTCTTTACCAATTCCACTTCTGTCGGCTCTTCATCTTCCCATTTTACTTCGGGAAATAAAGATGAGTCTAGCTTATAGAAATCATGGGGATTGTCACTACATAATTGCCAACTTTCCGAATACTTCACGGGTTGCTTTTTATAAAGATACAAATCACCGTCTTTGTCTCTCGCTACATACATATTAGTCTCCTTTCTCTTTAATCCGTTCTAGTACATCTCTGTTGGCTTCCAGTATTTCATCGAAAGATGGTATTGGCATCCAGTGGGTGACTCCCAAAAGCCCAACAAGATGTTCTACTTCTATATTAACTACAACTAAGAATCTTCTATCGGAAGTAACTACGACAACCTCATATAAAGATTGTCCATCGTTGGTTTCAGGTAATTGCTCTTTTACACTTATCCAAGGAGATTGCGTTTTCTGCCACTCAACGCCAGACGCAAATACTTTACGCATGTATGTTTCAATCACATGCGGCTGATTGATGCGATTTGCTAATTGAGCTACCAATGATTTAAAATTCATATCTTTATTGATTTGAATTACTGTTTAAACTCTGGCAGAATACCGAGGTATAAGTATCGGTTATCGTCAGTCTTGTACACAGTCATGTAAAACAATACATCATTTTCACTTTTAATTGCATCGCATCCTTGAACGAAGTCCCTTGAACAATATGTAGGACAAATGATTTCCGCTATATAGTTACATAACCTTTCGTCAATATAGTCACCCGGAGATAAAAATTTATCCAAATCTTTATCTTGCTTAGCCCACGCTTTATATGTCTTCTTCATTTTTTTATTGTTTTACGCTAATTACATTGCTAATTTCGGCGCGGAAAGAACTTCATTCAAACGCTTCACGCCCGCCGCATAATATTCTGAATCAATCTCAAAACCTATATATTCCCGATTAGTATTGACACATGCAATAGCGGTAGAACAACTCCCCATAAACGGATCTAATACCACGTCACCCGGTTGAGTAGTGAGTGCCAGTAACCTTTCAAGTAACCGAACGGGCTTTTGTGTTGGATGAATAGTATTGTAATGGTCGCGGCGAATCCGAATTATATCTTTCTCATTCATACCTTCCTGAATTGTATTGATCGTAGACACACATCTATTAACCCTCTTTCTGCCAGATGTAATCGTAACCCCTGCATTATATTCACCATCGAATGTTAATTCTCCGGATTCAATATACCTTTTTACCGCAATAAGTGAATCCGGATTGCTATAAGTCGTCAGTAGTCGACTTATATCGGTTTTTATCGCGTCTAAATCATGCCCTTTCATCTCAAGATAGGGCACTTTAACCTTATTGATAACCCCCTTACGTGAATGAATAGAAACAGTTTCATGAACACGAGATAGCGCCATAAGCGGTGAACTACAATAGCTTTTGTTCCATATTATTTCCTCTTTAAATTCAAAACCTAAACTTGCTAACACGGTATTCCATCTATAGAAGGAAGTTCCACGCCCAAACATGACTACAAATCCAGTCGGCTTAAGGACTCTCTTAAATTCGCTGAACAAAGCCTGTTCGTCAAATGGTCTATCCAACTTTTGATTCTTCAAATAAAGATAGGGGGGGTCAGTTAAGATGCAGTCCACGCTATTATCGTGGATGCGTTTAATTCCGATTAAGCAGTCTTCGTTATATATTTTATTTAATTCCATTTTTGTTCCTTTCTTATTTTCGTTTAATTAATATTATCCATCAAGCAGTCCGCTATCGCATAAATCAAGATGTTCACTCCTAGGAGAAGGAGGATGTTTAGGAGTATTCTCATAACTAATCCAGCTTCTCGTTACTTTCGAAAATATGAGCAAACGTACTTTTTTCATCTGATAGATCGAGTCCAAGTTGTGAAGGGTGACGTTTGATGTAATTATAAAATGCGAACATCTTCTTGTCATCGTCACCGCAGCGGTCTACCAACAGCCGGATGAAAGCCAGAAGACAATCGGAGTCGTTTCCGAAGTTTTCCTGAGTAGAGAATTGGGTCTTGTCTACATCCTGTTTCAAACGTCGGATGGCGGTTATCGCAGTGTTGAAGTTACGTTTAGTATCATGGCGCAGTTCGTACCCCTGCTTTCTCATTTCGCTTCTCAAATCGTATAGAAGCGTTTCAACGGCATCAGTCAGCACGTATGTGAGATTGAGTGTCGTATTTAAGTTGGTTGTTCCTACTAGCATAATTTTATTTTCTTATTTGCAAACTACCTACGAGATATCCCTTTGATTTCGATTACATTAAACATTTCTTTCACTCGGTCGGCTATGTAGTCACCGTATATTCCTTCAAATTCAGTATCAGGATTGAGATTGGTAGTTGCAAGGGTTATAAACTCTCTTCTGACTTCATAACGAAGTTGGAGGATTACTTGTACTACACTTATTCCGGTACCGTAGTGCTTGGCGTCTAATGGTTCCCGTCCTAATTCGTCAATAGCCAAATGACACATACAATTCCTATCGGTGTACTGGGCGATGCCGCTCATCCCTTTTTCCGCATAGAGAAGAGCTATTTCGGCAGCACTTGTTAGCTTAAAGCCGATATTGTTTTTACTAAATCCATAACAGTACTGGTTTATCTTGCCATAATAGCGTTGGAGACCTTTTAGTAGAGCTGATTTACCAACACCAATAGGACCCCAAAATAATAAGCCCTTACAAGAGTCAAACAAACCTTCTTTATTCCAAACCCAATTATACAATGACGATAACAAAACCTTGTTTCTATCATCAACCACAAAGAAGGGTTCTTCCTCTTGCATTGATTCTATGAGCTTAATTTTCCAGAATCGTTCCGTTTCGGTTTCTTTCCATTTGATAGGCTCGCCTTTGATATGATACCTAACCGAAGGAGATTGATTTGATTCCGGCTGATTTAGGGCCACTTTGGGAATCAGTTCCCCTATTTTGTTTATTGTTTCCATTTTTTGCATGAGAGACAATTTCGTTATACTTCGAGTTAATATTAGCTACGCTAAAGTTATCCAGTAACCAACTATCCTTGACGGACGTGAGGAACACTTGGAGAGCGTACAACACAGAGGCATCATCAACGGGCATCTGTCTTTGTTCCTGTGAAAATGTTAGCTTACGAAGCAACTGGGACATATTGCCAGCATCTTTGGCAGTCCAGTAATATTCTTCGCCAAAAGTATTTCTGAAATGTTCTTCAAAAGCCTTTCGAGCGTTAGCATTTAGGCTATTAGCCCGTTTAGGCTTTGCAGGATTGTCTTTAGCAATCTTTTCTTCGAGTTCCTTAATTCTGGCTAAAGCCTCATTCAAGGCATGATCTTTTTCAGAAATGACTTTTTCTAAATCCTCAACCCCCTTGGGGGGTGTGGGGGGAATATTACTATTCTCTTCTTCTTTCTTTTTATTATTGCCCCTAGTTCGCCCCATTTTTTCAACACTCGCCCTTAACTCCGCCCTTAGTTCGCCCAAAGCAGCATGTAAAACCTTGATTTCATTACTGTTATCTATGCCCCTTTCTTCGCCCTTAACATTGCCTTTAATAGGATTGTATTCATCATATTTACAAATAGTAATTACGTTCATGCCTTGCTTTCTATCAGTAGTAATCATCTCTCTACGCTTTAATTTATCTAAGAATAATCTAACTTTCTTCTCAGACCATTCCCAACGTTTCATCAAGAATGATATAGATGCAGGATATTGACCTCTTGAATAAGAGATTTCTCGACCTCCGATAAGTTCGCTGTATGCCTTGTCGGTTGCATCAAATCGTGCAGACTGTAATAAGTCTAACCA